CAGCAATAATTCTAAGTGGTGCTTGTTCTATCACAATAGTCTGTGTAGGTCCACCATTCTTTCCTACATTACCTGGTCCGTTAACATTTTGGTTCTGCATTTTCATCGTTCCATCACCTTTTTTAGATGCAGTTTGAATCCCAAAGCTAGCTAAAACCCCCGTGAAAACCGAGGCTATGAAAGTCGGGTCGATCTTTTGTTGTGGTATACCTGGGATGGCAACGTAATTTAAAGTTAATATTCCGCCACTCCAAACCAATACGCCAAGGCGTACAAATGTACTAAAGATAGCAGCTTGTTCATCAGGATCTGGTAGTAAGGCATCCTTTAGTTTACCTAAAGCACCTTTCTTCTTGTCGTCCTTCTTATCCTCTTCAGGATGTACTTCTTCCTCTGGCATATTCAGTTTTTAAGGCTATACTATATATCAGTCTTCAGAAGGTTGCTTCTTCTTACCGATATTATATTTGGATTCAAGAATCCATTCACTCTTATCTTTGTATGATATAACCTTGATCTGATTTAATGGTGCTAATGGTCCTAGTAAAGATTCTTGTACAATCTCTATCAGTCCCCAATCAGATAATAGTTTTGTAATTCTGTTGCGACGTTCAATATCATTTGATGTTAGGTTAGCGTGCTTACCATCTAACGCAAACAACTCTTTGAAATGAACTATGTAATACTTACCCTTCTTGTGAAGTATATGACAAGACTGGAATAACTTCTTTTCTTTCCTAGATGCTACACCAATTCTCGTAAGTGTCTCTCTAACCTTTAGGAAGTCGTCTGGTTGCCTTAAGGAAACCTCGACCATCATATCTACAGACCAAGACACATCTTGCTCTTCACTCATTTGATTCCTCCAGTATTCAGTTTTGATTTGATCAATTCAATCTGATCTTTAGTCAGAATTCGTAATGCATCCCGAGCCTTTTCATCGTTATACTTGAAGTATTTTTTGATGAGATCAAGGTGTTCTACCTTGTCCTTCTTTTGCCAAGGGGAGAAACGACGTTTCTTTCTGAGACTATTTAGATAAAACGAATATTGCATATCCTTATCTAAATGATGTAACTTATTCATCTCATTGGCATACAAAACTGTATCAATAAAACCACCAAAACACTTGTTAATAATATAGGGTGGATACTTCTGCATCCAATCTTCCCCACGCTCACTAAGATCTTCCTTAGTCCAGTTAAGACTATTAAGATAATCAGTTAGAGGATAGTTCTGGTACTTGCTCATCGAATAGATCAAATAGGGTGGGGTTAGTGTAATTTGTTATTAGCAATTCCTTACGTTTGGACTGGTCTATATTATAAGAACCTGTTGATCTCATAGTATAGGTCAGATCCCATTCTGTCAAATTATAATTTTCAAATAAACTTCTGATAGATTCACTAGAATTATATGTGATCATCCACTTCTTACCAGACGTAGAACAATCTAATGCAAAGACATCGTGAGTGAAGTTCCTATGCATAGTACCACCCTTCTCTCCATAAAGGAAGGACTTGATATCATATGGTGGATCCATAAAGACAAAAGAATCCTCAGTGTCCTTAAGGAGTGTAGTGTAATCTAAATTTGTTATCTTCCAGTCCTTAATGATCTCACCGTAACCTGATAGTTTATCAATACCTCTCTGTGAGAAGTTTGAATCAGATGCTTGTGGTGAAAACGATGAATTCTCTCCTAGTCCTGAGAAGGAACACTTGTTAAGAACATAAAAGTATGCTGCTTTATCTTTGTATGCAATATCATCTTCCTTTACTCTCTCCTTAGCATCCAAAAATAATTTTCTGGCAGAATCTGGATCTGGATGTTTTTGTTTTAATTGTGTGAGTTTATTAGAAAGGTATTCACTATCATCTCTTAGTGCTAACCAAAAAGCATATAATGGTTTATACTTATCATTGACCCACACAGGTATGTCTGGGTTTTGTTTTGTAAATTCTATTGCAACAGATCCACCACCTAAGAAAGGTTCACGATACTCCTTAATATCATATGGAAACTGACTAATAAGATACTTCGCTGCTCTGGACTTACCTCCAGGATAACGCAACGGTGTTTTCAATGCTTTCATATTATGCTATGTGTCCCAGTTCAGGTTTAGTCCTACGTTCTGATTCTATCTTACGTGCTTCATCACCTTGCACAAATGTATCAAGATTGTCATCTTGTACTAACCTAGTGTTCAACATATTCTGTCCAAAAGGACCACCATTAATAGGACCAGTTGGAAAAGCATTGAAGGATATATTTGCACGTGCTTCTGGACCTTGATGAGGTGCAGTAAAATGTAACAACCAACTTGGCCAGATGATCAACTTCCCAGGACCGTATATAGGTGCCTCTACAGCGTTCTCATACTTAGATGATATAATCTCTAGCTGATTGTGCGTTCGAGCGTATACAGGGTCTTGAAACATCGTAGGATAACCATCCTGTAAGACAAAGGTACCACTGAAGTATGACATAGGGTGTCTATGTAATTGATGGCACCCACCACTATCACCTGGTGATACCACACCCCACATTAAACTAATCTCAAAGTCACCCCACATTTCAAACTGTTCTTCGTGTTTAATTTCACGTAGACAAGCGTGTATGAAATTAGTTAATGGACTGAACTCAGGACGTAAATGTAAATTACCTTTAGTTGTCTGTACTGTGTTTGGTATATTAAACGTACCCCTTTCAATAGGATTCAAAGCATCTATAGTTGGTTCTATTAAACCAACATTCTCAAAGACATAAAGTTCCACTGGAAAGATTGGAGTCTTCATCATCTTCTTTCTTATATGAGGATCAGATTTATGATCTCCCTTACGTGTAGGATACTCAGGTTTCATTTAGTTTATCTTCCCAGTCTTCATCTGGGGTGAAAATAATTGGTCCTTCTTCGATACGTTCTTTCAACTCATCTAATAAAGGATCAGGTTCATCATCTTCAAATTCTAGCACACCTTGCACAGTTTCTTCCTCCTCAACAATCACGACGTTTACTTGATTAAAAGTACCATCAATATGTTGCTGCTTATGTTCAAACATACAACACAGTTCAGAATGGAATATAACGTGACAAGTAGGACATAACATCACACATTTATCTAGTTCTTGTAGAACCCTCCCAACTGATGCCCTTGCCACTAAAGGTGGTAGAGATCTATTACTTGGATCGTCATCATTAATATGATGCCATTGATAAACTTGAGGATGAAATATCTCTTGACAAAACTCACAACATCCTCTTCTGGATTTCTCTGCCTCTATAGCTTTCCTATTCTTCTCTCTGATAGCATCGTGTCTTGCACGAGTAGCAATACGTGCAGGAGTATCAGGTTTAGTACGTGCTATCCGAGCTCTCTCAGCGTACTTACTATTCCCATATTTAATTTCATAGTCTCCAAAGTCAACGCTCATTTTTTTATAGAAAAAATAGTGCCTTTGTTAGTCTTAGTGCGAAGATCTTTATTCAAAGACTCCTGAATTTTATTAATCTGCTGAACTTCAATACGATTTCCTTTATCTCTATTGCAAAGACCGCAAAGAAGTTGAAGATTATTTTCAAGTAATCTGTATTGAGGAAATCTGCGAACTGGAAGAATGTGATCAGCGATCACACTTTCAGTAGATCCACATTTACAGCAAACAAGATCCTTACCATCTAAAAACTTGTCCCTACAAGATTTCCATTCATCAGTTTCATAAAATCTTTGTCCCTGATTTTTTGTCCAAACACATTGGTGATATGGTTGAGATCTTTTGTCCCAATCAACAACACCTTCCAATCCGTAATTACTTTTCCTGTTCATTTGAAGTGACACCTCATCATTAATTCAGTACAACAAGCCACAAGATTAACTTCTTGATCAGCAACAAACGCTGCTTTATATTGGTACTCACCTATAACAAGAACTGCTTCAGGGATTGATGCGGGTAATAAATATGTATACAACGAGTCATATATTTTACGCATAATTTGTGTAGGTTCGTTATCTAAATTCTGAACGACCCACTTCTTCATCTGTGTAAATTCTTTCTTCTTAATACAAGACATTAAATCATCTAACTTAGTGTCAGATATAGCAGCAAGAACACCTGTATCGATCTTACCAATAGAACTATACCTCTGTAACTCGTTAAGGGTACGTCTAAAGTCAGGGAAATACTTCTGAACTAATGCTACAAGAACTTTAGGTTCTGCTTCTACCTTTTGCTCTGCTAATATATCCTGTATTCTCTTAAAGAAATGTGCTGCTAATACTTGCTTCTCTTTACCTGAAATACTAAAGTCTATAACAGAACATCGTGAATGTAATGGTTCAATAATTTTATTCTTATAGTTACAAGTAAATATAAACCGACAATTATTATGAAACTCCTCAATAGATGCTCTCAATAAAAGTTGTACATCGTTTGTAGTGTTGTCTGCCTCATCAATAATGATGACCTTTGGACCACCCATAAGAGAAACAGTTGATGCAAAGTTCTTTGCTTGATTACGTACTGTATCAAGGAACCTTCCTTCATCTGATCCATTGATCACATAATAATCTGCACCTATCTCTTCACACAATGCTTTAGCAACTGTAGTCTTTCCTATACCAGGAGGACCAGACAGTAATAGATTAGGGATCTTCCCCTTCTCCACAAACTTATGAAGAACAGTCTTAATACTTTCAGGTAAAATACAGTCCCCTATCTTACGAGGTCTGTACTGTTCACACCAAAGGAAGTCACTCATAATAAATTGAAACTAAAGATGATTCTATCCTGCTCACTCTTATGTGGCAAGGACTGATGTAAGATTTGTGATGGGAAAAATATTATATCACCTTCCATTAACTCTGGTGTTATTTCATCTGGAAATCCATTCCAAGGATCTACAAAGGGTGAGAAAAAATTCGTTGGTTTATGATCTTCTGCTAACTGTGCATAAAATACTGCTGAATAACCGTGAACACTATGTGTATGCACTGGGTGCATCTGATGTTTACCATATCTCTGACACCAAGAACTAGGAATCTCCACAGGTTGTGGTGCACTATCAACAACAAACTGAATAGGTTCTTTTAAAATCTCCATCAGATCATTATGATATGGTGGCACTTCACCTTGACAGAAGTAAGTATGAAAGTCTGTATAAAAACTTTCATCCACACATCTAGGATCATCCCAGTTAATGATGCTAAGAAAATCTCTCTTAACATCCTTCCATTCAGGTACGTGTGCTATTGTGCAGGGTACCTGAAATAGATCTTGCTTCACGGATACCATTAATATCACTTAGTGTCAGGTTCTAGGGCAATATAATACTCTATATTATTTGCTTCAGAAACAAAGTGACTAACCTTGTTCTTAGCAACACGTACATTATAATCGCCTGGTAATAGTTTTAAGTTCTCAACCTTAAAACAATAACAGAACTCATCACTTGACTCGTTCTTACCTACTGGAACCGAATATGTATTTGATGTTTCGTTCTTCTTATCACATACCTGTAATCTAATCTCATCATCATTATTGTATAAGCATAGATCAGTCACCTGATATACACTTGCTGCTCTCAGAAGATCTGCTAATACATCTGTCCTTAAATTAAATTCTACATCTACTTCAGGCATCTTGATAGCTTTATCAGGAGCCTGTGTGATCATTGTAGGGTCAGAATAGTAGAACGTTCCTTTTGCGTTAGAGGTTTCGTCCGTCGTGATAAGTTTCTGAGGGTTTCTGAAGTCAAAAATTGGATCCTCAAAGAGCGAGAGACTAGAGAGGAACACACCCAAGTCATAAATTGGGACTTGCTGAGGGAAGACTTCGCTAACCGTAGCAGAAGCAAAGATGTTCCTGTTGACAGAGAGTGTCCGAATCTTAGAACCAGAATCAATAATAATCGACTTATTGATAGTGGAGAAGTTCTTGAGGACATTTTGTGTTTTTTTAGATAGTTTGACAAGGGACATAATTAAGATTCAGTTAGATCATAACAAGGGGGTGGACCGTACCATACAGTTCCTTCACAACCGTGTTTATTCCACCACCAAGGGTAGTCTCTTTTGGTTGATTCCTGTGCCATCCTATTGATAGGAATGGGATCAGGAAATGGAATGACTTCAATAGGGATCATTTGTCATAGTCAACAGCAAAGGCAGTAGAGTTTGCAGCATTTCGTTGATCTGCTGCTGCACGCTTATCACTGAAATGTAATAATAGCAT